CCCACTCCCACCCTGTCCGCCGGTGGCTCCAATGCGACCCTGCCCGCCGCGACCTATTCCGTCATCTGCGTGGCTCTGACCCCGCAGGGCCTCAGCCGGTCCAGCCTCGCCAATGGCGTGGTCCAGCAGATCGCCAAGACCAACACGGACGGCTCTACCGACACCATCAACGGTGGTGCGGCTCAGAAGTCCGCCGCCGCCACCCAGGCCATCACGCTGGGACAGGTTCTCTCTTGCTCCGTGACCGCCGTGGAAGGTGCTGTGGCCTACGCATGGTTCATCGGCACGAGCGGCTCTGAGCGGCTGGAGTTCATCACCAGCATCAACTCGCTGGCTGTCTCCGCGCCCCTCAACGGCACCCACCAGTTGGCATCGGCTCTGGCCTCCGCCGATTACTCCAAGGATGCCACCTACAACATGGATGGCCTGCTCTCCTTCGCCAAGTCCGCGAACAACGCCCAGATCAAGACCCTGGCGACCGGCACCCCCGGCACCGGCACCACCCTTACCAGCGATGGCGCGGGCGGCATCCAGGAGCTGAACGACCTCTTGCAGAACATGTACGACAACCTCCGGTTCGGGCCCAGTGACCTCCTGGTGTCCAGCGCGGGCATCCGGCTGATCAACAAACTCTGCCTGGCCAACGGCGGCGCCCCGCTGTTCCGATTCAACCTGGACGGCGCCGGACAGGCTGGCATCTCTGCCGGGGCCACCGTGGGCTCCTACCTGAACCCGATCACCAACGAACTCATCCGGGTTCGCGTCCACCCCTTCATGCCCGCCGGGACCATCCTGGGCTACAGCAAGCAGATCCCCTACCCCCTCAATGGCGTGGGCAATGTGTTCCAGGTCAAGACCCGCCGCGACTACTACCAGTTGGAGTGGCCGCTTCGGAGCCGCAAGTACGAGTACGGCGTCTATGCGGATGAAGTCCTTCAGCACTACTTCCCCGCCTCTCTGCTGAAGCTCACCAATGTGGCGGGCGCCTAACCAACCCCGTGCTTAAACCCCAGGGGCGGGTGGGCAACTGCCCGCCCCTACTTCTAGGAGCCATCATGAGCATCAAGCTGTTCCACCCGGACGCCACAGGCTGTTCCGTGGATGGCGTCAGTTACGAGAAGGGAGCCGATGGGGCCTTTGACGTGGAAGATGCCCACGCCGCCGCCCTGATGGACCACGGGTTCAGCACCGCCGCGCCCATCCCCGCCGCCCCCGTTAACGAACGGAAGGCCAACCCCGCCCAGATGACCACGGAGGCCCTGGAGGAAGAGGGTAACGAACTGGGCCTAGACAGCGTCGGCATGGCCCGCAAAGACCTGGTGCAGGCTGTGGCCGCCGCCCGGCAGGCGAAGGCCAAGGCCGCCCGCCTGGCCGAACTGGAGGCGAAGGGCACTGCGGACCTGACCGAAGCCGAACTGGAAGAACTGATTAGCCTCCAGGGGAAGGACTAGGCCATGGCCGCCGGGGATCTGACCACACAAGAGGCCGTCAAGCTCTACCTGGGCCTGACCAGCGCCACCGATGACGCGCTCATCGCGTCCCTGGTGACCTCGGCCTCGGCATGGGTCAAGTCCTACCTGAACCGCGACATCCTGGAGGACACCTATAGTGAGGTCCGGGACGGCACCGGCACATCGCGGCTGATGGTGGGCCAGTATCCAGTGACCGATGTCGTTTCCCTCACGGTGGATGGCATGGCCGTGGATCTGACGACCATCGTTTACCGTGGGGCCATGCTCATCCGAACGGATGGTGCGACGTTCACCAGCGGCTACGGGAATGTGTCCGTGACATACAAGGCAGGCTACGCCGCGATCCCGGCAGACATCAGCCAGGCCGTCACGAAGATGGCTGCCTGGGCCTACAAAGAGAAGGACCGGCTCGGGCATTCGAGCAAGACAGTCCAGGGGGAGGTCGTAGCCTTCCAGACCCAGGACATGCCAAACGATGTGAAGACCCTGCTGAACAATTGGCGGAATGTGGTGCCGGTATGACCATCGAACTCCATGCTCAGATCCTTGGCGCGGAGGCGGTGACGGCCCGGTTCCAGTTTGCTGGCCCGCGTGTGAAGGACGCCACCCGTGACGCGGTGCGGAGCCTCGCTCGTGACCTGATGACCAAGGTCAAGTCGGAGAAGCTGACGGGACAGGTGTTGAAGGTCCGCACGGGACGCCTCCGCCGGTCTATCAACGAAAAGTTCGTTGAGGATGAGGGCCACATGGAATCCCGCGTGGGCACAAATGTGGTCTATGGCCGATTCTGGGAGCTTGGTTTCCACGGCACCCAACAGGTTAAGGAGTTCACCCGCACGATCCGCATGGCGTTTGGAAGGCCGATCTCCCCCGTGCAGGCCGTGGTCCATGCCCACAGCCGGAATGTCAACCAAGCGCCCCGTCCTTTCCTAGTGCCGAGCCTTGAGGAAATGCGCGGTGAGATTCGCGCCCGTCTCATGCGGGCGATGAAGGTGGTGTGACATGGCCCTGAACCGGGAAGCCATCTACACGGCCCTGCTTGAGCGCCTGGGAACCGTCCAGGGCTTCGTCACGGTCAGCCGCAACTGGAAGGTGTGGGACGATGTGCCCGCGTCCAGCCAGCCAGCTCTGTTCCTCCCCCACGGTAACGAGGTGCCCGTTCAGCAGCGCGGTCTGCCCCCGGCATGGCGTCTCCAGCCGACCCTGTGGATCTATTGCCGCACGGATCAGGACGCCAGCGAGGCCCCCGGCACCCGCCTCGCTATACTCATCCAGGGCGTAGAGGCGGCCCTGGAGCGCCAGCCGAATGAGCAAGGGGGGTTCGCCAGCCCGGACACCTATGGCACCACTCTAGGCGGCCTTGTGAGCCATTGTTGGATCGGCGGACCAATCGTCACTGACGAGGGCATCCTTGGGGGGCAGGCCGTAGCGCAGATCCCCCTGGACATCCTCGCAACCTCATAGGAGCCGACATGGCTGATACCCCGAACCTCACCGAAGCAACTGAAGCCAGCCCGACCGCCACGGACCTTGCGGTGGACCGCTGGTTCATTGAGACTTTCCACAACCACGGCCCCGCCCTTCCAGTGGAGCTGTTCAACCACTTCCGCGCCGCCACCGCCACGCTCAAAGAGCGCCTGAACGCGGCCCTCACCCCAAAGGAGGACTGAAATGTCCCAATACAATTTCGGCGTGGGCAAGCTGACGCTCATCACCCCCGCCACCCCCGCGCAGGCCCTCGACATCGGCGTCATTAAGGACGTGTCCCTGGACATCACCTTCACCACCAAGGAACTGCGAGGTGCCTACCAGTTCGCCGTGGATGTGGCCCGCGCCGGTGGCAAGATCAGCGGCAAGGCCAAGTATGGGCAGATCAACAGCGGCATCGTTTCCGCCATCCTGAACACCACGAAGTCCGCTGGCTCGAAGATCGGAGTCACTGGTGAAACCGCTACCGTGCCCAGCACCCCCTACCAGGTCACTGTGGCGAACAGCGTGAACTGGCTGGATGACCTGGGGGTATTCGACAATACCACCGGCCTCTACCTGACCCGCGTGTCCAGCGCCCCCTCCACGGGCCAGTATTCCGCTGCCGCTGGCGTCTATACCTTCGCCGCTGCTGACACCACGCATTCCATGTCCATCAGCTACAGCTACACCAGCGCCGCCACCGGGCAGACTAACGCCCTGGTGAATGCCCTTATGGGCACCAGCACGGTCTATCAGTTGACCCTGTTCAACTCCTTCCGGGGGAAGAACACGGGGCTGAAGCTCTACGCGGCCACGATCCCGAAGCTGTCATTCGCCTTCAAGAGTGAGGACTACACCGAGCAGGATCTGGATTTCGAGTGCTTCGCTGACAGCAGCGGCAGGGTGATGGACTTCTACACCACCGAGTAACCCAACCCGGCCCCGCCTTTGCGCGGGGCCAACATGGAGGCCGAGACCATGGCTATGCACGAAGAAACAAGAACGATGGACCTGTCCAAGATCCCAGCCCTTACTTACGGCGTCATCAAAAGGAACAAGCACATCCTGGATGCCCTCACGGAACCCACCGAAGGGCTATCCCGGCTCGATCTCACCGATCGCTCGATCAAATTCCTCAAGCTTGCCTACCCGGAGGCTACCGATGAAGACTTCGACGGTATCGCCCCTGGTGTCTTGGATGCCGCCGCCTTCGCGGTGTACAAGGCAACCTTCTCTCGCCCGGAAGCCGACGCTCCAGTTCAGACGAACCCCTGAACTGGAGCCGTCTCACAGGGCTCATCGTCACGACCACGGGGTGGACCATCCACCAACTGGATTCCACTCCGTGGCCCGATATTGCAGACCTTCTCGACTACTGGCGAGACAACCTGCCTCTACACCTGCTGGTGAAGGGTTTCCTGGGCTACAAGGCCAAAGAACCCGAAGAAGTACGGCTCGCGTCGCAAGACGAGCTTCAGGCCCTTGTATCTCTAGTGAACGGGAGGTGATACATGGCTGACAATCAGGAAATAGCCGTAAAGATCAGCGCCGATGTGAAGTCCCTCCTTCAGGGGCTGAAGGACGCGCAGGAGCACACGGAGACCGCTGCCGCCGGGATGAAGGGCGACCTCGGGAGCCTGATCGAGTCGTTCGAGAAGTTCGGCATGGCATCCCTTGCCATCGGTGCCGTGGGGCTGGCCTTTGAGGGATTGAAGGAGTCCTTCTCCTTTGTGAAGGATGCCATAAATGAGACAGACGAGATGGCCCGATCATTCAAAGATCTGTCCTACCAAACGGGCATCAACTTCGATGAGTTGAACAAGCTCAGCGCGGCCCAGCAGCTCACGGGTGGGACGGTCCAGGAGCTTGAAGGCTGGATGAAGGGTGCGACCCGGAGCATCAAGGCGAACTCCGACTTCCTGGTCGAGAATGGCGTGGCTGCTAACAAGGCCGCGCTGATGGCTATGCCATTGACAGATTACCTCCAGACGGTCATGGAAAAGGCCGAGGCCATTGAGAACCCCATGGAGCGCGGGGTATTCCTTCAGATGGCGCTGGGGCGTTCCGGGCAGGAAGCTGCTCCCCAGATCCGGGAGATGTTGGAGCAATTGAAGGAAGCCCCGGAAATCCTGGAGAGGTACGGGCGGAACCTGGACCAAAACTTCTTTAAGCAGATGAGACGTGCCGAGCGCGCGGCAGGGGAGACGTCCATCGCCATGAAGGGGCTGAAGCAGACACTGGCAGAGGCATTCGGGGACAACCTGACTACGGCTCGTGAGCGATGGGCCGAGTTCTTAGCAGATTGGTCCAACGGGGTGCATATGATCTTCGGCGACGGCGTGAACGTCGCCGCTCAGAAGCAGATTGACGCGCTCAAAGCCCAGATTGACAAGGCCAGGGCCGATATTGTCGCCCATGGCGCCATCCCCGTCGGAGGGGGCTCTGGGGAGACCAAGCCCGCCGCGAAGCACATTAAAACGCCCGAGGACATTGCCGCCGAGAAGAAGGCCGCCGAAGATCGCGTCGCCATCGCCAAAATGGCGCAGGACGAGATCATCCGCTCCGCCGAGATGAGTGTGCAGGAGCAGATCAAGGATGACAAGGAGCTGGTGGCGTCGGGGCAGATGAGCTATGCAGACATGGTTTCCGATGTGAAGATGGCCTACAAACAGCAGCTCGACACCGTCATCGCAGCCGAGGAAAAGAAGCGGAAGCTGCTGGAAGGGAAGCCGGTAGAGCAGGCCGCCATCCTGAACAAAGAGAAGGAGCTTCAACAGAAGTATTACGCTGACCTGAATGACCTAGACCGGCAGTCAGCGGAGAACGCTCGGAAGGAGAAGGAGAAGGCCCATCGTGAGGAAGAGAAGGCGCTGCGTCAACAGATGGAGCTGGCGAAGCTCGCGGCCCAGGACGAGTTGAACCTCCAGAAAACCATCCTCGAAGAGAAGGA